TGATAGAAAGAATTGGCGTGACTTAATGAATGCTGATAGTAAGTTTGAAAATTATAGAATTCAAACTGCGTATGGAAAAACACCTAAGAACGTCTCTCCAGAGGCTAACGCTATTTATAAGCGAATAAAGAAAACCAAGCAGTAAGAGGTAATCATGACTGTTAATGCTAACACTCAGGTATATGACAAAACTATAGATAGAGCGGCAATGATCCGTCTCTATGAAAGACGCGTCAATGGTAAGGTTGAGTTGCTCATTAATGGTCATGCCGTTAGAGTTGATAAACTTATCAGAGACGCTGAGAAGTCTGAAAGAGGCTTCATTAAATTAAGAGAAGCAATCGATCAAGATATCCAGAGAACGTTTAAGGATGTTAATAACTTATCTAAGCGTTCTTTGGATGATCTTGCTAAAGATCAATTATCTTATACTCATAGTACTCTTGATAAGGCTTATAATAGGATTTGGGAAGTTGAAAGACCTCCCTCTACTATAGCAGAAGAGATTATTCTTAAACAGCCTCTTTATAAGAATAAAACTTTAGAACAAGGTTGGCATGGGATTGGCTTAGCTGAAAGAAAGCGTATAGAAGCCGTTATCCGAAGAGGTATCGCTGATGGTATTTCTGTTAATGATATCGCCAATGAAGTTAGAAAGGCGAGTGTCTTTAAAATTACGAAGTACCAATCAAGAGCATTAGTAGTAACAGCAGTAACGTCAGTACAGACACAGGTTGATCATGCGATATATTCCTCAAATGCTAAAGCCCTTCAAGGCTGGCAATACGTTGCCGTTTTGGATGCTCGTACTACACCTTTGTGTGCTCATCGCGATGGCACTATTTATCCTATCAATGACACAGCACATCTTCCTCCTGCTCACTTCAATTGCAGATCTACAACAATTCCTGTCTTCAAATCATGGGATGACATCGCCAATCTCGAAGCCATAAGTCAAGTTCGTAGGCGTAATATACAAAATCTTTCAAAGAAACAGATTGCTTTCTATGATGGTCAAACACCACTGCGAGAAACCTATAATGATTGGTTAACTAGGCAGCCAACAGATGTTCAGCTGAGACATCTAGGGGACTATCAGAAAGTCGAGTTATTCCGTACTGGACAGCTCCCTCTGTCTAAATTCACGAATCCTGAAGGCAATACTATCGGTATTCGTGATCTACGAGCTATGACAGATTCTGGACATACTTTACCAGGCGATACAAAACGATTTGCCGTTGCTAAAGAAAAATTAGACGCAATGCAATTGTGGGCAACAATGCCTGAAGACTTTATTAATAATCCAAAGCTACAAAAGACGCTTCATGATTATTATATGTTACAGGCTACCGATTTAGATGGCACATTATCATATACAAATTATCGAGGTACTTTAATAGGCTCTAAGAAGGCAGTTAAGACAAGAGTCCTCACTTCACCACCTCGTGAAGATCAAATGAAGTTTAATCCAATAACCGGAAGATATGAGGACGTTCGGCTTTATCAACCGAATGCTGCTGTATATGCTAATAATTTACGTCTTGTCGATGAGAGTCCAAAACTTCTCTCTAAGGATAAAGTATTCATTAGAGAGTTTGTTGAAGGACTTGAAGAAAAGATGGGACTTAATGAGCGTGCTGTTGTTACGGACAATCTTCGTATTATCTTTAGTCGTTTTAGAGAAAATGGCGAGCCTTGGTCAAACTTCAAAGCTGTTGTCCAGGGCCAAATTAAATTCGATGTGATGAATGTTTCAGATTATATTGAAACACAAATTCGTAAAGATTCTGATGTTTTAAAGAAATTATTAGATTCTAATTATGTTGATCCGGTCTTGGGTCCATTACAGCTTCAAGAGATTCATGACAAGTTTATCCCTAATATTATCGCACGAAATACTTGGGAAGATAAGGTTGCCCCTAAGATCGCTCGTGAATTACGTAGTATTTTCGATGTACAAATTGCTAAATCTAATCCAGTAATTTGGAATCGACTCGATGATAGAACTTTACAACAATTTTATTTAAAGTTCGCTCATCGATTATCTTTGTCTGATATGCCTGATAGAGATAATTTTGCTGTTGCATTAGGTCGTGATTTATATAATCTAGCTAATCTTAATGGAACTAGAAATACTTGGTATAAGTTAGGGATGCAAATTCTAGAAGCTAAGAAGACTCAAAAATTCTTTGAAATTGAGACATACGGTGTTCAGAAACGTCGTCTCAAGAGTCGAATGAGTGGTAAATACTTCGGACCTTATTATGATACCATTGCTTATAATATAAGAGTCACTGACTCACGTATTCAAGATTATGCAAGATTAAACCGTAGTATTGATCTTGGATTGCGTGTACCTTTCTCTGATGCTAAGAATAAATTAATTGTCAGAGAAGGTTATAAGACTTATTGGATAAAGAGAGGCTCTTTAGGGTATGAAGATACTCGTATTCCGATTACGTCTACGTCAAGTTTTAGTGATTTCCCTGAAGAATTTATAGATAAAGATTTTGTAGCTGCGCTTAATTGGGCTAGTGATTCTGAATATAAAATCGATGAAGACTATTATGATTTTATTAAAAAGCTTCTTTACTTTGAAGATGACAAAGGTAAGGCTAAGTTTTATAATGAACGTAATGAGTTTAGAAAGTATATAGCATCACGCGGTGACTCATATGAACGCTTTAAAGCAATGGAATGGTTGCGTGAAGGTAACAGAACTTTTAGCAATCAGCAGTTTATTGACCATCGCGCTCGTATTTATGAGCGTGGGCTTATTGGGCCGCAAGCTGGTGAAACCTTTAGGCCGTTCTTAAATACTGCTCAAGCTAAACCTTTGGGTAAGACTGGTTTTATTAATTTGCAAGATCAAATCGGTTCATTTTTAGGTGGTTTAAATGACAGCTTTGAAGGTAGATATAATTCATTATCCTTCTCAGGAAGACAGAAAATCGCACAAAAATGGCGTCCTGAATTGGTTAGAATTGGCAATCATATGTTACGTGGCAAGCCCGCTGACATTCGTGCTATATTGGAATCTGACATTGTTTCAATGGTTGATGGAGAAGAGCTTGCAAAGTTCTATAGATTAGCTATTGAAACAGCTAAGATAGATAATTATCTTAAAGGCTCATATACACCAAAATCATTAGTCAATCTGAATCAATACAAGACTGCCCTCGCACTTGAACAAGATGCTTCTTCTTCTGGTGCGCAGATTATTGCGCTTACAACTAAGAACAAGCAACTTGCTGAATTGAGTAATGTTGTACCTACACCTTATAAGAAACGTCTTTACGATGAAATTGCTGCGGCTACTTATAATGATCCTCGTTTTAGAGCCATCAATAAAAAGTTAGGTCTTTCTGAAAAGGATCTTAGAAAGGCTGCCAAAGCACAAAATATGGTTACCTTCTATGGCGCAGGTGAGAGAACAGGTGCATTAAATGTAGAAGGTAAATTATCAAAGATTCTGGAAAAAGATACTAATGTTCTTGTAGTAAAAGCATCTGAGCGTGATGCAGTGTTAAATGAGATATCTGCGAGGATGGCTCGCTATGAGAAATTTGATCCTGAGACTTATGCTGAATTAAAGACTCTTCGAGAAAATGTAAAAGAGATCTTCAACAAAGGCTTAGATCCAGGTGATGATATTTTGGATCAGTTATATTTTCTAGATCCAAAGACATTAGATCTTGTTGAGAAGATGTCTACTGCTTATTCTAAAGTAGTAACACCAGAAGACTTTAAAGCAATTGCCTCCATCATGTCTGAGCATCTTGCTGAAAAGACACCAATATTAAAAGATTTCACTAAATTCTTTGGAAGGCTGGCAGAAGACTATTTGGCTAATGCAAAACCATCTAAGAGTGACTTTGATTGGAAGACAATATCTAAAACTACTTTATTAGGTAGTAAAAAGAAAGGATATATTCTTCCTAATCGCGTCAGTGAAATTTTAGGCTTAAAGGCTGGTGAGCCTGTTTCTGAGAAAACATTAAAGCGTTTTGGTTTTTGGAAGCCTGATGGGACTTTAAGTGAAATAATCTATGGCGTAAAACCGTCTGGTGACCGTAGAACAGGTGCTAAATACTTTAAAGTAGAGATTGCTCAAGTTCAAAATTTATTTGAGTTCGAATTATTTTACGCTAATAAATTACCTAAAAGCTGGACAAATGTCCCTTGGGTCAATTTTGATGGTAAAGTATTAGAACAAAACTTTACACAACATTTTGAAGAACGTTTGCTTTATCGTGATCCTAGTGGTAATTGGACTATCAATATTTTACAAGTACCACAGAAAACAGATGCAACGTGGTGGGAACAAGTTATTAATAAGTCGGGAAAGATTAATGATATTGCCGATACCACAAAAGCAAGAACTGCTTATGCAGTCAATGGCAACCATTCTAATGACGCCACAATTGTAAAGAATTTTCATCTCTGGGGTAAAAAGAATGAAATTCAAACTGCTACTATTCATGACGCCTTCTTCACTAATATTTCAGATATGTCAAGCGGTAGAACTGCATTAAAAGAAATCTATGCAAAAAGTCTTAAAGCTAACGTTATTGAAGCTGTGTTAGATGAAATGTTAGCCAGAGGCTTTCCTAAGAAATTATATGATCAATATTTAGAAGAAGCTATAGAAAAGGGATTAATTCCTATTCCTGGCCAATCTAAAATTGGCGGAAAGACTATGACGGAAGTTGATATTCTTAAAGTAGAAGATATTTTACAAGAGATCAAAGAAGACGTCGGAAGTGATTACGGATGGTATGGAGTGGGTTGAAAAATACCCGTTAAATTAACCCAGGTGTGAAACGAACTTTCACAATGGTTTTTCAAATAGAGATTGTATCTCTATTTTAATGAGTTGTACTCAAAGGTGTTATATGGCTGACCAAGACAATCAGAATCACGGCAATGATGAAAATCAGGAGCTTAATTCTAATAAGAGTGAACAACAGCAGGTTAACGAAGATTTGGTAGAGAGGCTTGTTAAGGAACGCCTTGCAGCTAATCTGAAACCAATCAAAGAAAAACTTGATGGTGCGTTTACTCAAAGGGATGAAGCTCTTCAAAAAATTGCCGCATATGAAAAAGAAAAGCGAGATGCAGAAATCGCTCGCTTAAAGGAAGAAGGCAAACATAAAGAAGCTTTTGAAAAGCAAATTGCTGAGGAACGAGCTGCTCGAGTCGCTTTAGAGCAACAGAATCTAGAGTTAACTCGCAACAATGAAGTACGCACTACTCTCACAGGCTTAAATTTCCGTAATGAGAAGGCCGTAGAAATGGCTTTTCAGGAGATTGTGGGACAACTTGTTCGTAATGAACAAGGTACCTGGGTACATCGTTCTGGCGTTTCTATCAAAGACTTTGTCAAGACATTTGTCGACGATGAAGACAATTCTTTTTTGTTTGCAGTGAAAGCCTCATCCGGTTCTGGTAGTGGTGGTTCAAAGAAAGGTGGTACTCCTCCTAGTGGTGCAAAGTCAGTTTTTGACATGACACAGGAAGAAGTTCTTAAATTAGCTATGGAAGGAAAACTTCCAAAGCGTACATAAAGGAAAATTTAAATGGCTGGTTTTTATCCGTCTAATACCGTAGGTAATGGTGGCTTACTCGGTGCCACTGATTACGTCCTTCAGTCTGCTCTCGGTGCCTATACCGATGAAGCTTACCTGAATGCTCGTAAGCTTGCTGGTACAGGGATTGTTGGTGATAATCCGTTAATTGATACTGGTACTGAGACATTCGTGGGTCAGCTCCGCTGGTTCAAGAATATCAACTCGACAGTTAACGTTGCTTCGTTAGATCAGAGTGCTGATGGCTCTACTTCGTCTTACAGTTCCGATTACCTGAAGTACATCAAGACAGTCCGTACATACGGCGCGTCGAAGGTGAACATGCAGGAAGTCGTTACGCAAGTTGACGGTCTTGCCAAGCACGGTCGTGACTTTGCTGAAATTCGCGCACAAGACGAGCATGATGCTATCATGGCTGTGCTCAAGGGTGTTGCGACGTCGGAACTGCTGAATGGCGCCTCGTATGGTGCTGGCGCTAACGGCCTCGGTGGTGTGTCGTGGACAAGCTTACCAACAGATAAGAAGTATGGCTTCTATGCTGATTACTCGGGTCTTGCTGGTGGTTTGATCACCGGACCAGGCTTGAATACGGCTAATAGTGCCAATTTAGCTTATCAAGGTGCTGCTCGTGCTGAGCTTCTGCTTCAGGCATTAGGCCAGGCTTGGCGCGATTATGAGCCTGAGTATGTCTATATGGTGTGCTCGCCGAAGACTGTCATGTCGTTACGTTCTGCTAATCTCGTCGATCAGACAAAGGTTACAGAAGGTAATATCAACTTTGAGACAATCTTCAGTGGTAAGTTCCGTATCATCCAGACTCGTGCCAATCAGGCATTCTCTGATACCGAATTAAACCGTCTTGATGACGGTCCTGGTGTTGCCTTAGGCGCGACGACTTCGGTTGATTGCACATATCTGGTTCGTCCGGGTGCTATCGCCATGAAGCCGTTGGCCGTTCCTGTCCCTGTCGAAATCGATCGTGCGCCTGCTTCCTATAAGGGTGGCGGTACTACGTCGATCTGGTATCGTTGGGGTTATGTGCTTGCTCCGGCTGGTTATGATTGGGTTGGTCCTGAAGATACGTTCCCCGGCAATGCCAATTATTCTAACGTCAAAGAAACTGCGACGTGGAAGGCCCTGGATGCCGTCACGGACACGACAGGTTCTGCCAATTGTACTGGTGCGTGGAATCGTAAGGTTTCCAATGCTCTGAGCCTCGGCATTCTGCCGGTTCTGCACAAGTAATGTAAAGGAACACTTATGGCACTGGCAAAAGGCACTAATTCTTTCGTTACGCGCGAAGAAGCTAATACTTACTTTACTGATCGCCTTGATGTTGCCGCCTGGACTACTGCACCTGATGCTCAGAAAGATCAAGCTTTAGTTACAGCAACACGATTGTTAAATAATATGAAGTGGACTGGTGTTGCCATAAGTGATTCTCAAGCATTAGTATTTCCAAGAAGTGGAACTTATTACGATCCAAAATTAGGGTATGTTACAACATTACCTTCAACAGTCCCCACGAGAATAACAGAAGCTACTTTCGAATTAGCATACCATTTGTTGAATAATGATGGTTTGTTAGATAATACTGGGTCAGTGTCAAGCTTAAATGTTGGTCAGATAAGTTTGACAATTAAAACTGAAGCCAGTAAAATCCCCTCCGTAGTTACGGGTCTTATTAACCCGCTTTTAATACGGGGTGGTAGTAGCACATGGTGGAGGGCCAATTAATGGGATACAGAGCTTTAATAAATAAAAACGTCGCTAAAGCTTTTACCCTGTTAAAAGACCTTGCCGAAGAAATTACGTTAACCAAGAAAACAGCTACAAATTTTAACTTTAATACATTAGCAGCAACAGATGTAGAAACTGCACCAGTAATAACAAAAGCAGTAATCACAGATGCTAGTAAATATTCTAGAGAGCGCAATGTAAGCAAAAAAGTCATGCTGTTAAAGACACAAGATATTGGTGAAATAGCGTTGTATGATAAGATTTTATACAATGGCCAAACTTGGTTAATTGGTCCTCCCATCATTTCTGATACATTTATAACTGTTGTTGAAGTACAGAAGGAAGTCTAGAATGGGTAAATATGCAAATCTAGATTCCGGAGTCTACTCTATATTTGGACAATCTTCTTGGACGGCAGTAGGGATCAAGACATTTCCTGCGAACATTAATGTTAGAGATGCAGGAATTGAGTTTATAAGGGTATCGGTAATACCTAGTGGATATGGGGTAAATCTCAAATCTATATCAGGTGTTATAATCGTTGATATCTTTGTAGAAGCAAATAAAGGTCCCAAACGAGCATCATTTATTGCAGATAAGTTGGATACATTTTTATCTGGAAAATCCATTACTGTTGCTACTGGTATAGTTGTCCAATTGGACAGAAGCGCAGTAAGCCCTAATGGTTTAGATTCAGATAATCCGTCCCTCTATCGGACGACTTACACGATTCCATTTAATTACTTTGAGGTTATGTAATGGCACATATCACTTCGATCGGTGCTGGCATTTATTCAGATTTGTCTTTTTCTGTCGATGAAACGGCAGCTAAGGCAACTGCAATTGCCACGCCTAACTATACTAACTTAGCTCTTCTGTTTAGCTCCTTACAGACTGTAGGCGCGACGACAGAAACAGCGGGTTGTTATAAGCGTATTGAGAATGTTCGTGAGTTCCCTTCGATGGGCACTCCTCCGAATATTGTCAACGTTCCTACCTTTGGTTTTAAGACATCTAAGCAAGTCCAGGGTCAGGCTGATGCGCCTTCCTTTGAAGTCACATTGAACTACGTTCCGAGTGACTGGATCACGACTGCTAACTATCTTGGCTACTACATCACTCTGGGTCGTCAGATGATGTTCCGCTTTACTTTATTAAACGGCGTGCCTACTGCGTATGGCAGTAATGCGTTTGTGACGCAAAACTCGCAGTACTTCTGGTTAGGCAAGATGGAAGCTCTGCAGATTAGCCCGCAGTTAACAGATGCGAATCAGGCTACTCTGACGATCTCTATCCAGTCTGATTTCTATGGCGCATTCACGAGTGTATAACCATGCCACATATTGATTCAATTGGTGCTGGTGTTTTCTCTGATATTTCCTTCAGTATCGATACATATAGTGCTTCCACGACAGACACAGTACTTCAGGGCATGTTTATTCTGCCTGTTGCTTTAGGTACTGGAGATACGACGCCTGCTACTAAATTTAGGCGTATTCCTAATATCCGTGAATTACCGCAGATTGGTACTCCGCCTAATATTGTCAATGTTCCTAATTTTGGCTTTAAGACTTCTAAGCAGGTCCAGGGCCAGGCTGATGCTCCTACGTTTGAAGTTACTCTTAACTTCGTTCCTAGCGAGTGGCAGAGTGCTTCTGGTTACTTAGGCTTCTATATTGGTAATTCGACTCTCTATAATTTCCGCTTTACTTTACTTAATGCTGAGCCTGCAGGCTATAGTTCGAACCAGGCTGGTCTTGGTACTGCTAAAGGTGGCTCTGCTGGTTCCGGCAAGAATACTCAGTATTTCTTCGGCGGTAAATTTGAGGCTCTCCAAATCAGTCCTCAATTAACTGATGCAAGTACTGCGGTATTGACAATTTCGATCCAGACCGATTTACTTGGTCCTTGGTCTAACTCGTAATAAAAACCAAGTGGGGATAGTGCCAACTATCTTAAATATTCGGTTTCGGTGCCCACTATTTTAATAATGGAACAACATGGATCAGAGACAAAAACCGTTTAGCATGGGTTACGTTCTTCGAACTACCGCTAAACATATGCGAAAAAGTATTGATATTAGCATTCGTAAAACCTTTGAGCGTGTCGCAGAATTTGATGGCGAAAAAGAAAAGTCCGAAGAGGTCTTTCGGACATTATCATTCTTACATCAGATGAGGAAAGATTTAGATGACTTCCAAGCTACAAATTCCGACAACTTCCGAGGTGAGTAATATGACTGAAGATAATAAGAGCGGTATTCGTTCCCTTGTCGGTAGGAAGATGGAAAAGAACACCAAATTCCTCGGCATGGATATTAAGATCAAGAAGTTACTTGTATCTGAAGTCTTAGAGATTCAGCGTAAAGCTCGAACTCTTAAGAGTGATGAAGTTAGTGAAACTGATGGTCTAGATCTGCTTAAGATGGTCATTCGACTTGGTGCCGAAGGTGGTACTGATATGACTGATGAAGAGTTTAGTCAGTGCCCTATCGATGAACTCAGTAATCTTAGTGACGCAATTATGCAGTTCTCTGGTTTAGGTAAAGACCAGGGAAAATAGAACTCTCAGATGATGAGATAGCTATATATGAGATAGCATCACATCTGAGAACTCCCATTTATGAGCTAGCTAATGAAATGTCTTATGAAGAATTCCAAGGCTGGAACTTTTTCCTAGAAAAGCGTCCTATAGGATGGCGTGAAGATTTACGCACCTATTTTGTACTGCAAGCTATAGGCGTAAAGGAAAAGCCTTGGAAGATCTTTAATTCACTTAAAGCTATCTTCAATAAGAAAGACACACCAATAGATAGTCTAGCTGGTTCTAAAGTCTTACATCTATTGAACCTTGCTAAAGGTGGCGATAAGATTAAGCTTTGGAAAGAAGAGGATTTAGAATGAAGTTTAAAATGACAATGCTCAATATAAAATCAGAATTTATGAAACTGGCTAAAGACAGAAGTACGACGTCTACTGAACAGGCTGCAAAAGTAGTTAGCAATATGAAAAGCGAGCTTTCTGCTGCCACTCCAATAGATACCGGCTTAGCCAGAAGTTCCTGGAGTGTAGATAACGTAGGTCCTGTCTTTAATGTTAGAAATTCAGTGCCTTATATTGAGAGGTTAAATGCAGGCTCTTCTGAACAAGCACCTGCTCGTTTTATTGAAAGAATTGCACTCAAGTATGGCACGCCACTAGGCACGATTGTAGATGTGGATAGGTAATTTTAAAATACCCGGAGTATCAATATACTGATGCTTCGGGTTTAAAATTGAAAGGAATAGAATATGGCAATTGTTCTTAAAACAATTTCCGATTCTAGAGAAGCGCAAGCCGATCTTGCTAAATTACGTAAATCCGTAGATGGTATACAAAGTAGTACAGAGAGGGTTTCATCTAATCTCGGGAAATTTGCTAAAATCTTTGCAGTGGGCGTTACTGCTTTTGCAGGTGTAAAAGCAATTACTGATATGTCTGATAAAGTGACTATTCTTAATAACAAACTTCGTGTCAGTACAAAGAGTCAAGAAGAGTTTAATTTTGCTTTGACCAAAGTACGTTCTATTGCAATGGAGAATAGAACACAGTTATTTGCAGTAGGTACTCTTTATTCTAAGTTATCTCGTTCTACGCAAGCTTTCGGTGCAACTCAGGATGAAGTTGCAAAAGTTACTGATGCCGTTACTAAGTCATTAAGACTCTCTGGTGCTACAGCTACCGAAGCTTCTTCTGCTGTTCTACAGTTTGGCCAAGCAATGTCTTCTCAATTATTAGCCGGTGATGAGTTAAGATCCTTACGAGAAAATGCTCCGGTCTTACTTGAAGCTATTGCTAGAGGTCTTAAAGTCGATGTTGGTATGCTTAAGCAAATGGGTGAGAAGGGTTTACTACCTTCTATTAAAGTCTTTAGAGCATTGCTAGCTGAGTATAAAAGCTTAGAATCACAAACAGGTCAATTAAAAGTCACTTATGCGGAAGCCTTTACTAATATTAGAAACTCTTTATCTATTCTTTGGGCTGAGACAAAAGAGTCTTTTACTAATATGGGAGACCTGTTTGCAAGGACTTTAAATAATATAGCCTTGTCAATTGCAGGCTTTGCTCAGAATTTAGATATTCGTTTACTAGCATGGAAATCTAAATTTTATTTATTTGCTTATAGTGTTAAAGAATTTTTCTCAACATTGTTTTTACAAATAAGAGGTTTATTAGGACCTTTTGATGCACAAATTGTAAAAATTAAAAACACTTTAAATAAATTGTTTAGTGTAAAAGCTAACGTCGCTATTGATGTGCCTACAATTGACCCTAGCGGTCCTTTTGCTAATTTAGATGATGCTGTTGTCTTAGCAAAAGACTTCGCTAAAAAGGCTGAAGAGCCATTTGAAGATTTATATGAAGCAGTTATTGGCAATTCCTGGATACCTGATATGGTCAAGGGTGTCGAGACAGTCTTAGGATATCTCTTAAGAAAGCCATTAATGATTATTAACGACTTTGTTAATGCAGGTAATGCTTCATTTAGTAGAATGTCATTTTTCGCACCATTAGCTTTAGGTTTAGTCTTATTAGTTAAATATAAGAGTATGATGCTAAGGCTTGTCGGTATTGCTGCCTTGTTTGCCGCGACCATGGCAGGTGTCAAATGGTTTAAAACAAGAAAAGCACGTAAAGAAGAATTCTCTGTAGTTAAGGAACAAAACCTAGATTATAGCCCATTTGGTAAAGATGCTTTTACTGGTAAGAATCCTTTCTTAGGTATGAATAATCCTATTGTAGAAACTGAAAAGAAATTATCTAGTGATTTTAGTGTTCCTTTATATCAGTCTTCTGAAAAGGGCAATGATTTATTAGAAAAGAATAATAAGATTCTTAGCGAGAAAATGCAAGAAAATTTAAAAGCTTTAAAGGATCGTACTCAAATTGCACCTGCTAAGCAAAAACTTAAAGATAGAGTTCTTGCCGGAAGTGAAGGCTTTAAAGTAGAATGGCAACGCTTTAAAGATTCTTTTAATGACAGTAAGTTTGGAAGCAAATTTAATTATTCAGGTACAGGTCGAACAATAAAGCAGGTGTTAGGAATTCCTGATCGTTTTCCTGGCACGATCATGAATCAAAAGATTGATGTGACTGGAGAAG